TCTCCTGTTCCTGTGTTTTCAATGTAACTATTATTAGTATCGTGAAATATTTGTAAATCATTACTAGCACCAAATCTAGCTCTCACATTATCTGCAAAAATTAAATTACCTGTCATAGTACCACCAGCTAATGGTAACTTATCATCATCGCCTGTAGTAAAGGCTAAAGTACCTGAACCATCTGGTAAAGTTATAGTGCGATCAGTTGATGAATTTGGACTTGTTAAAGTAAATACTCCAGTTCCCGAAGCGTGTCCTTGAATTTTTACTTTACTCATTCTTAACTCCTATGCGATTACCCAAGTGCTACCACTTGGAATAGTTACTGATATGCCATTATTAACTGTTATAGGCCCTGCTGTAAGGGCATTGTTTCCACTTGTTATAGAATAATTAGCTGAAATTGTATTAGCCATTTCATACAAACCTTTAGTTGTAGTGTTTGAATCTGTATTAAGCACTCCCCAAGAAGCCACAGTTCCGTTTGTCGTTAAGTATCTGCCACTTTGACCAGATTGTGAAGGTAGAGCATCAACTGTGTCCCAATCTAAAACACCAGAGCCATTAGTTTTTAAATATTGGTTAGCATCACCATCATCATTAGGAAATGTTAATGTGTAACTAGCATTTGCTGAATGTGGTGGACTCTTTAATTTTATGCCATGTGAATTTTGTGAACAATTTAATTGTATGTAACCATCTTGTGAACTGCCATCACCTTTTGCTTCTAAAGAAGGAACACTGCTTGTAGATACTAAATTTAATTTTGCTACAGTTACAGCATCGTCCAGGATTTTAGCAGTTGTTATTTTGTTAGCACCAATTGTAGTTGCAAAAGAACCTGTACCACTACCAGTAACATCTCCTGTCAATGCAATAGTTTGATCACCTGTATTTGTTCCACTTGTATTTGCTAATCTAGCACCATCTACAGATATGTTTCTACCATCAACAAGCGTTGTGCCACTCATAGCAATGTTGCCAGTCATAGTTCCACCTGTTTTTGGAAGTGATGCTGTTATAGCATTTGCTTGACTAGTAGTAATACCAACTTTAGCTGTATTAGCAGTTATAGCATTTGCTTGAGTTGTGGTAATTCCTGTTTTAGCTGTGTTCGTTGTAATTGCTGATGCTTGTGCAGGAGTTATACCTACCTTTGCAGTATTGGCTGAAATTGCAGATGCTTGTGTTGATGTTATTCCAGTTTTTGCTGTGTTTGCAACTATAGCTGATGCTTGAGAATTTGTTATACCAGTTTTAGCTGTATTTAAATTAACAGCAGTATTAAGTGTTTGTAAATCTACACCATCAACAGTTCCACTTACTACTATGTTGCCGACAACATTTATTCCTGTAGCTGTAGTTGAAAATTTTAATGTACCATTATGAAATAAATCAACATCTCCATCATCAGTAAATTCAGCTAATGTTTCACCAGAGCCTAATATTTGCACAGAAGAACCAGCATCTGCTGTGCTTAATCTCAAATCACCAACAGATGTATTTACATAAGAATGAGAGCCATCATGATAAAGAATCATATCACTACCCGAACTTGAATTATTACCAAGTCCTAATAAAACATTATCATTAAAAGATACATTGCCAGTAAATGTGCCACCAATTTTAGGCATTGCTTCTAAATCAGTAGCAAAATCATCTAACAATTCAGCAGTCATTCGTAACTCTACATTATCACCATTTGCATGAGCACTAGATGTAGCAACACAAGTAAAAGTAGTACCACTTATAGCAGTAACCTTTACAACCTCACTTCCTATTGTCACATAAGTATGGTCTGAACCACCTAAAGATGGAAACCCACTATTTGATGCAACAACAAATTGTGTTACTCCTGCTGATATACCTGCTGTTAATGTAGTAACAGCATTGTTAGTAAATTTAACTGCCATAAGGCTTCCCCTATATTATTCTAGTTTACAGTTACTGTCCATGTTATAACCATTGAATCGTTTGCACCTTTATTAACAACTGAAAAAACTGTTCTACAAAGCATATCACCTGCTGAACTTGCATCAAATGTACCTGCTTCTGTAATTGCACCTGTACCTGTACCTGCTGGGAAAGTACCTACATACACAATACTATTTGCATTAACTGTTGTTGAAGTTAATGTAACTCTGCCAACTTCAGTTCCTAATGTAGTGTTAGCTGGTTGAACTCCAGTGTTGGAAGTTCCAATTGCCATATGAGTCATAACAGTATTTACGTTATTCATACGTTGTGCAACCCAAGCCTTACCACTTGTAACTACTGTGTTTGGTACTTCTGCCACTATTTTGTTATTAATGGCAATAGATAATGCACCTGTCATTGTAAAATTATCTTGAATCATGTGTTTCTCCTATTAATTTAATGTTGTACTGCCTAGCACCATATTACCTAATGCCCTTCCATGTACTCTCGATATAGCAATTGTATCACTAAAAGAAAGTAAATCTGTATCATCCTCTATAAACTCGTTTCCTACCTGCAAAATACTTGTTAAAGTAAATCCACTGCCTAAAGTTTTAGCATGTTGGAAAATTTGAGCGTCTGTAAAATTTAATAAATCAGTTTCGTTTTTACCAAAATTAAATATATCAGAATCGCCTATTGACAAAATTTCTGATTCAGATTTTCTAGGTTGTAAAACTTGACTACTTGAAACAGTAAAATTATCAGTTTCTATTTTAGACATTAAATGACTTAATAAATCAGTATATGCGAAGCTGTCTGTTTCTGTTGTAGTGTAATCAAACCCTATTATTTCATTTAAAGTTGTTTGATCAGTTTCACTATTGCCTTTAGTAATACTATTTATTACATCATTTATTGTTAAATTACTTGTTATTGACCTTAAATAAGATGCTTCGACAATTGCATTATCTCCAAAACTTACAGTATCTGGTATAGGTTTTGTTATTTGAAATATGTTTACATCAGCAACAGCAATAATATCTGATTGTGTTGTTGTATAAGCAATTCCTATAATTTCACTTAATGTAATTGTTTCAACAAAAAATGGATTATCAAAAGACCTTGCTCTGACTCTGAAATCTTGTGCAGAAGCATTTATATAATTTGTTTCAAATTTTGCTTTAACAAATGATACAGTTGCTCTAATCATTAGAATTGGTCACGCACTATAAATTTAAACTTATCAGCAATAGTTAACACTTTACCATTGTTATAAGTTATTTCAATTTCTCCCTCATAATCTCCACTTTCACCATCAAGTGATGTTGTACCCCATGCCATTTGTATTACACCATCAACAAAAGGAACTAATCTTGTACAACTTATAGTAATTAATGGTGATGTTGTTCCTATTTTTCTAAATTTCATAACTACTGCTGTCATAGTAGTTAAATCAAGTGGTTTCCATGTAGATGGATCAACTAATGAAAGCACTTTACCAGTATCAGCATCATTGCTATCTCTAAGCGTTATATTTAAAAGAGGTAAATCATCACCTTTTACTAAATCAATTGGTTTGTAATATGCCATTATGCTGTCCTTTTCCAGAAATAAACTACAACGTAAGGTTGCACTATTGAAGTATTTGTTGTGTGACTATGCCCTTGATTACCACCAGTTGCACCACCTTGTCCTAAATTTGAACTTGTTGTACTTCCAGGCTCTGCACCAGAACTACCATTAAAACCACCACCAAGTAAAGTGTGTGTATGTGATGGTAATTGAGCTACAGTTAATGATGTACTACCTACAGCAGTTGTATCTGTTTTAGAACCACCTGTTTCTTCAATTTGATTAAAATCTGAATCAGCAGAAGTTAAGCCTACTAAAGTTTTACCTGCTCCAAAAGCAACCCATGTTGTACCACTCATTCCTGCTAACAAAGTGCTAGGATTACCACTAGCCACTGTTGTATATATATGACCAACTGGATATATTGAAGTCATAATAACGCCAAGTTGTGTTGCTCCTGCTAATAAATTTATTTCAGCAGTTGTAGCAGTTACGCCATCTAATTTGTTTAATTCAGCACTACTTGCAGTTACATTAGCACCTACATTTGGAAATTTACTAGCTAAAATTAATCCTAAATTTGGACTAGCTAATGCACCTATTTCAATCCATGCACTATCTCCTCCATTTCTAATTTTTAAATTACCACTTGTTGTATCTGCCCAAAGTTGAAATGCGTAAGTAGTTGTTGGTGCTGATGAACCACTATTTGCAGTTGCAATGGCAGTTAATGCAAGATTTATGTCTGACCTTACAGCGGCTCCTGTTCCATTTGCTATGTTGTAATCATGCTGACTCATGCCCTTCTCCCAAATCCTGTTGCCATATAATTAATGTTTTTTTGTATAGCTGTGCCACTACTATTATATATTACTATGCTAAAGCCACTTACAGTTTCATTACTGACAACCCAATAATCTGATTGCGAAAGATTTTGACCTGTTATTCCTAAATATGGAACAGTTTTAAATGGATTAGCATAACTTACAGATAACCCACTAGTAGGTACAGTAATATTAGTTGCTTTTTCATTTCTGTCTGGCATATCAATAACCACACCTAAAGCAGAAATAGCTATGTTTCTTGATGAATCGCTTGATGTAATAACTACCCTAAATTGAAAACCTCTAGCTTGAAAATCACCAACAACTAAAGGTTGATATGCTGTCCAAGTTGGATTACTTGCTGGGTCTGTTTGTGTTGTTCTAATTTGTAATTCTGCTATAACTTTATCAGAAGGCTCACCATCAAAATTTGCCCAAGTATCAATTAAAGCTGTTCTACCATCTATTAAATCTGTTTGTACAAAACCAGAAGCTGAAAAGTTTGCAGTTATTCTTGAAGTAAAAACAGCACCTAAATCTGCTAATGTGTTAAAAGTATAAGAACCACTTGTTGCAACTACATTATTAGTATTAGTTAATACAAGCGTATTGCCAGATTTTACAGTATTTACTTTTGCACCACTAAATCCTGGTGACTCGGTAATTGTTTGTACAACATTAAAATCAATAATATTAGGAACAGTTGTAACAGCCAAAGTTGCATCATTTGCAAAGTTACCTGCTGAATCTACTGCTTTGATCATATAAGTACCTGCCAATAATGGCAAAGAAGCATTTGTAGAAGTACCAGCTAATGCTTGACCTAAAGCTGAACCACCTGCCCATACAGCACCTGTTATTAAAGGTGTGTGTCTAATTCTTAAAAAACCACCATGAATTACATCAATATCAGTTGACCTATCCCATTGTAAATAAGCAGAACCATCAATTGCATTTACAGAAAAATTTGCAATTTGTAAAGGTGGTGTTGTTAATCCAGCTAATGTATCAGTTACAGTTATGTAAGCTGAACGAACACCAATAGTATTTACACTTCTAACTCTAAAAGTAAATGTACCAGCTTTTAAATTATTAACTGATGCTGATGTAGACCTTGTTTGTGTAACAAATTGAAATGCACCTGCACCTTCTTTAAACTCAATTTCATAATATTGTACAAAAGCATCTGTTGGTGCTGTCCAGTTTAGATTTGCTCTTACTTGTACTCCTTGACCTGTGTTAGTTACAAACAATTCTTCTGTTACCAAAAGATTTACTGGAATTTTAGTTGTTGTTACATCTGGTAAATTTGTGTTAGGTGCTGTATCACTAATTTGTATAGTGCCAAAATTATATGAAGAATCTGCATATTCTATTGCAGTAACTCTAACTTCGTCATTATTTTTTAAAATCATTTTAATAATTCTAAATTTTTTACCTGCATTAGAATTTAAATATTGCCAACCAACAGTAGAATGTTTTATATATACAACATCACCTACTTCTGCTTTTAATCCTTCAATTGTTGCTGTAAATTCACAACTAATTTTTTGTCTTGATTGATTTAAATTAATTGTAGTAATCATCTTCGCTCTATCAATATCTGTTGTAAATGGCAAACTTATACTTTTTTCTAGTAATATGCCATTGTCTTGGGTTCTTAATGTTGCTGATTCAATAACTGCAATATCTGGTTGCCATTGTTTATCTTTGTTAATAAAATTAGCACGAATTCTATTATATTGACTTTTTTTACTACCTAAAGCAATTGTCCAAGCACCTATAATATTATCTTCATCAAATGTAAATCCTGCCGTATCGGGTTTATCTATGATTACCTTGTACTTCCCACCAGTAAATACTAAAAACCCCTTACACGCAGTAAGAAGTTGCTTTAAAATCGTTATTGAACCTTGTGAAGTATTTACTATTCCATTTAAGGTATATCTTTTAACTGTTGCACCACCAATTGTAACATTTGCATCACAATAATTAGCTGATGCAATAAATGATGTGTCATCAATTAAAGATGTTGCAATACCTCTACCATATCTTGTGTTAGTTAAATAATCTCTAATAGCTAAAACTGGATTATCACTCCATGCAGTAGCATTATTTCTTGGGTCAAATACTTTAACACCTTTTAAATCAGCAGTAATAGTAGGCAATCCTTGTGCATAAGCATCTTCATCAAATTTTAATTTGACATAAACATATGCTGTACCTCTAAGTCTATGTGCTGTAGTCCAATTAGGAACTGCAGATACTAAATTAGAATCAGCAGTTTGATTATCTGCTCCTGTATGTGTGTATGTGTTTAAAACCCCATTAAATCTTGAGTCTGTCGATACTATGTCATTTAAATAAATGTCCTCAAATGAGTTAATTTCGCCCTCTGACATAGCTATTACTACATGAAGAAATTCATTATCTGTGCCACTTGTTTCTAAAAATACTTTAGTACCACCTATTTTTCTTAATCCATATACAACTGGTAATGGTGCATTATTTGATGCTTTGTTTAATAAAGCACTAGCTTGTTGTTGATTTATTTGATCAACTTGTTCTTGTTCATCTTTAGATACTAAACCACTTAACGCACCAGCAACAACTGTACCAACTATTCCTTGAGTCAAAGCTGTAGCAATAGAACCTGTTACAAAAGTACCTGCGTAAGTACCTGCAACCGAAGCTGCTATTCCAATTACGCTGACTGCCATCTGACTACTCCTGTAACATTTGGAACTTCTTTAATATTTACTAATTGCAATCCGTATTCTTCTGTAACTATAGCTATTTTTTCACCCATACATACAGCTACACTACGCCATTTTTTTGCGTGTGCTAAATCTTGAGCCATAATAAGAATATCACCAATTTGTATATATTGTATATTAACTCTTTTAAAATCCCATCTTAATAAATGCTCATATATATCGCCATGTTTTTTTGCATATTTCCATGCTGATTTTTGATTATTCCATTTACCAAGAAATTGCCATTTTAATTCTGTTCCACACATAATATCTACAGCACCAAGCGTAAATAATGGACAATCGGTATGCCCAAATTTAAAGGGTATTCCTATTTGACTTTCTACATATGCATGTAATTTAATTTCAACATCTGGACTCAACCTGCTTTCCCCCAAATAATATCTTTTACAATTTCCGAGGCAAATTCAAATCCTTTGTCTCCTGCAAAAAATACTTGTTGTTCTTCATGGTTAGTATGTCTACCTGTTTTTCGTGAAAAATCAACCCAAGTATTGGTAGCTGTTACAGAAACCATAGAAGCACCTGCAATTGGGTTATCTGATATAACAGGAGTGTCCATTCTGCCTTCAAAAATTAACACAGGATTTGCTACTAAAACTTGTGCATCTGTGAGAAACGCTGTATACACTTTTACTGTTCTGTCTATATATTCTTTATTAAGAAAACGAGAAATCATACTTTGATCAACTCCCGATAAAGACATTGTAACTTTACTAACTATAACTTCTACTGATTCCTGGATGTTAGAAAAACCCATAAAATGACCTACAGCTAAATAATCATTACCACTATAAGTAATAGTTTTATAACCATCATTCATTCTGACAGTTTCATCATCAAAAATTATTTCAGCTAGATGTACTGGTCTATTAGCAGATTTTACAATTTCATTCTGAAATGCTGTAGTTGAGCCTCTGTTCATTAAACAACCTCAATTAATTGTATACTGTAATTAACAAAACCATTTGCACCTACTTTCATATTTTGTGAATCTGATGTAAAAGAAACTTTAAATGGTACAGCGTTGTAAGTAATTACAACATTATCTACAACAGCTACTTGTAAACTAGGTTCTATAATTAAAGATGTAGAACCATCAGCAACAATTGAATAAACTTTATCATGATTAGCAAATTTAATAAAATCACCTGCTTTAAGAGAACCTGTTAAACCATCTACTGTAATAGTTGATGAACCAGCTACATAACCAGCACCATTATTTACACTTAAAGTACCTGTTGCTGTACCACTAGAATTAGAATATATAGGGGGAGTAAAACTAAAACTACCAAATTGTCCTTTTTGTTTTTGAGCAAATGCCCATATTGGTGCAAAGTCTGTTCTGTTTAAAGGTGGAAAAGTAGCGTCAATTTGCCATCTTTGACCACCTCTTGTTCTTACTTGTCTTTTTAAAGAATGAGTTACACTTGTGTAAGTAGGATTTAAACTTGTTATTGATATGCTGTTTGGTACTGGCGTTGTTGGAAAACTCATATTGCAACCTCTGTTCCATTTTCATTAAATGCTTGTCTGATCACACCAATAATTGTTGGTGCATTTTCTGATATAACAACTTGTGCTGTAGCTGGGTCTAAAGCATTAACTTGTGGTGCATAAGTAACATTTATTGTTTGACCACCCATTTTATTATTAGGAACAATTGTACCTGCTGTATTAGGTACAAATAATTCGGGGCCACGCTCACCAACAATAGATGCTTTACCTACAGGTGGATTTCCACCATTTGCAAACAATTTTAAATTAGGAAACATTTTTCCTAAAACCCCACCATCACCAGCGCCACCTCTACTTGTATCTCCTGTTAATATTCCTGTTAAAGCACCAGCTAAAGGTTTCGCTATATTAGCTTTTACCATTTCCATTGCTACAAATTGGAACACACTTTTAACTACATCTTTAAATGACATTAAACCTTGTGTCATTCTCATAATTGAATCTTCTATATTTGTTGCCATGCTATCAGCAAATTCTTTAGTTTTTTCTTTTGCTAATTCAGCTTCATCTGCAATCTTTTGCAAATTTATTGCCATATTATGCGCTAACATAGAATTTCTATTCATGTGATCATTTACTACATTTAAATTACTTCCTAATGTTGTAGCTTGTATACCAACATCTTTATAGCCTTTCATCATTTTGTCTAATTGTTCGTTATAGAATTCAAGAGATAATATTTGTTCTGTACCAAATACATGTTCTTCCATATGCAAACCCATTAGAGCTTTATATTCATCCTTTAAATTTCTTACTGTATCTGCTTGTATACTTAAAGCACCTTCTGTTTCTTTAATTCTTGTTTCTATTTTAGGTAATTCTTCTTTATATCTTCTAACAGCTTGTTCTAATCTTGCAAATTCTTCAACTAACGCAGTTCCACCTCTTTGATTTGCTAAATTAACAATATCATCTGGGTTAACTAAATTATGTAAAGTTTTAAATTCATTAAATGCTTTAAGAGCAAGTTTATATTTGTTTGATACATTTTCAGCTCGTTTTTCTAAGCCTTCTAATTGCCCTTCTAATTTTTCTTCTTCTGTTTGATTTTGAAAATCTTGGATTGCTTTAGTAACTGCATCAATACCCATAGCTATAGCACTAATACCAATAATTGCTAATCTAGCTTTTTTACCACCAAGAAATGCTATTACTATTCCAACTTCTAATACCCATTTTGGCAATCCTAATAAATATTCACCTGTGCTTTTAATTGCACTAAATATATCAGTTAATACAACTCCAAATTTTTTAGCATTTTCTAAAGTTTGTGGGTCTCCTAAAAATTTAGTTAAATCTTCTATAGCTTCTTTTGCAAATTCAAATACTCCTGCATCTGCAATTTGTATTTTTAATTTAAACCAAGCATCTTGCATCATAGATACTTGACCTTGAAATGTACTTGCTAATTCTTTTGTTGCACCTACAGCAGTTGTTGTTCCGTTTTTCCACATTTCGTTCATTCTTTTTTTAGTTTCTTCTGCTGATACACTAACCCCAGCTTCAAATCCTAAGAATGATGCTACACCTCTTTCTCTAAATAAATCTGCACTAGCAATACCACTTGCCATTGCTCTCTGTAATTGTTCTGCTGTTTTAACAAAATCAAGACCAGAAACAGCGGCTATATCTCCTGTCATTTCTAATAAACTGTTTAATTCATCAACATCATCGACAACTGTTAATAAAAGTGGTGAGGCTTGTTGTATATCTTCTAAAGCAAATGGAACTTTAGAAGCAAATGCAGTCATTTGATCAAATGCTACTGAGGCATCATCAACACTACCAGTAAGGAATTTTAATCGTACTCTAAGACTTTCTAAACCCGAAGCACTTTTAATTATAGATTTTAAAACAGCACCAGCACCTAAAGCACCTAAAGCACCATTTAAAGAAAAGATTTGTTGTTTTACACGAGATGCACTTTTGCCAATTCCAAGAATTGCTCGTTTTGCTTTGCTAGAACCTCGTACAGCACCTCTAGGGTCTACTTTAACACCTAAATTTGCTATTTGATTAGTTGCCATCTTTATCCTTTAATTTAAAGTAGGCAATCCATCCGTTAAACTCCTCTACTGTTATCTGATCAATTTCAGCTACAGTTTTGTGTAAGCGATTCGCAAGTTCATATTTACCTTTTAACTCGGAATCGCCTATTAGTTTCCCGACATTTCATCAATAGTATCAGCTACCGATATCTCGCCCACAACTCGAACAATTACATTAGGGTCCACATGATTCATTAATGTTATCTTATCTGATATGTCAAACATCTTTGAACCATCTTTGTTTAACGCTTTTAGAATTAATGTTCTTACCATAAATTCTATATCATCTTCTTTAGCGTGTTTCCAAAGTTTCTTTTTTTCACCCATAGTGAAAGGGGTTGCATATATCGTAGCTTCCCATTCTTCCACTTCAATAACTTTAGTTTCAAGGCTATCAAAGTGGGTTTTAGCTTTATCTAATACACTCATGCTACATTAAACAGTTGCCCATGTAACAGCACCATTAGATTCCCAAGAAAAAGCAGCTTCTACCATACCATCCATTGTAGCACTTGCATCTTGTGTAGTTATAATTGCTTGAACACTTGCAAAGTAATCGCCTGAAGCGGCTCCTTCTGGATATAGCTTTAATGCTACTTCAGTTCCAGCCTGCATAGCAATTTGTCCATTAGCATCTGTTTCATCCCAAAAACAATTTAATGAACCACTTGCTGATGTAAGTGATGGTTGTCTAGTTCTAGCTACATCACCCATTGTTGTATCTTCAATAGTGTCAGCAGTTTCAGAAAGACTCCAGTCTTTAACTTCAGCAATTGTATTTGCACCGATTTTTACGACTCCCTCAGAGCCTTTATGATTTGCCATTTGGTTTCTCCTTTGACATAGTTTTAGTTACAGGTTTTTCAACCCAACCCATTTTTTTCATAAACTTCACCTTTGTAGGGTGAGGAATAATGAAATCTACACCACCTGTAGGTGGATATAATTTTACATCGTTTTTACTCATGAATCTCTCCAATAAGGTATGTCTACATTCATCTGATGCCATTTACCATCAGTTCCTATTGTTGTAACACTTGCTACATCACAAACAACATCACTAAAAATATGAGAATCAAACATATCACAAATGGAATCAACATATTCTCTTTGTACACTTGTACCTGTTTTAAGAGGTACAAATATTTGTACATTTATTATACCATTATATCGTTTCTTATAATTTATTGCCCTATATTCCGTTAATCCATTTAATATATTTAAACGAATCCAGGAACTATTATTTGGACTTTTAAATGCTATGTTGCCATAATCAACAGGTGTGTCTATCCATAAACTAGCTACACGATTTTCAATTTCTATTCTTTCATTAGCGAATGACACTTGATAACCTCGATTTTAAATTATTCATTGATACTTTTACCATACCACTAGGTGCTTGTTTGCTTGAACCATTTTCTAAAACACCAATATATGGTAAATGATTTGTAATATAAATAGCGTGTTTACCTGCACCTTTTGGAATATCAACAGGTGTAAATACTGTATTGTCTGTTATTTGTGTATTAATATTTCGAAAACCAATGTTCCAATTTGCTTTTGCACGACCTGTATCAACAGGAGTCATTTGTGTTATATCTGTATAAAGATCAAATGCTATTTTTCTAGTTACTAATTCTAAATCTAAATCTAATTGTTTAGCAAATTTTTTTAAATCTAATTGGAAACTTGCAACACTCATCCTAATTTCACCAAATTAAGAGTGTAAGTTGCTATTACTGAATCTGATTTAATACTATTAATTGAATAAATATCTCCATTTCTTTTAATAGTATCTGCAGTTGTTGGAATGATTGCTAAATCTTTACTAGCAAACATAATTGAAATATCGCCTGTAAAAGCGATTTCTTTTTCATTGCCTTCTACTTTGTCACCTAGATATTTAACGACTGCTTTTAAGCTGTATTCGGTGCTTGTGTTTGTGATTTGACCAGAATATGTATCGTAATGTCCACCTACAGTAGAAATATAAGTGATCGTCTCTGTAATATCATCAAGAGTTACAAATGCTGATTCTACTAAATTTTGTATTGTTGTACGAAAAGCCATTAAGACCTCACAACTGCAACAGAACCAAATTTGGCTCTTGCGTAAATAACTCCCCAACCTCTAAGCATTTCTTGAACAATGTCAGGCATTACACCTGCTGTATCTTGTTTATCAAAATCAAGAGTTATATCTCCAACTGATAATGAATTTAAACCTTTACCTTCTGCATTTATAGTTGTATCTTTTTCAAGCAAATGCCCTGCAAATTCTGAAGTTGCATTAATAATTTGTTTTGGTATTGCAGTTGAGGAAACAGTAATTCCGTCATAATAAACATCAGTTCTACCCCATCCTAATGCTTGTGTGCTTGTTGCTCTTGTACCTGTCCAAGCTATTTTTTCATCTAATATTCTTGTAGCTTGTTTTAGAGCCTTTTCTCTATCAGCTGTACTACTTGCATCCCAAGTAGTTGAATAAAGTTTATTTGTGAAATAAGTGTTTGCTTCAGCTAAAGTACAAAAACTATCAGAAGAAGCACCATTTACTGTTGCATCAATTGCCATAATTACTCCAGTAAAACCCCCACCCTAGAGTGGGGATTTGATTAAACGCTCTTAGTCAAGAATACCTGTCATTGCTGCGATTCCCAAGTTTGAGAATAAAGCAAGTCCGTTGTACCATTTAACACGAGTAATTGTTTCGTCTTTAGTTTCAGAAATTCCAGCTTCTACTACTTGAATACCTGCTGAACCACTTGCTGTCAATCCAGAAATACCATGAGACATAGAACCATCATCTAAAGTACCGAAATACACACTTGTTGAAGCCGCTTGATTTCCTTGTGCAACATTAATAGGTATGTAATCATTACGATAGATTGGAACACCTCTGTAAGCTGGTAATTGACGACCACTTGGCAAAGTAACAACCTCACCAATAGAAGCACCACCTAATGCTCTCAATAATGCCATGTAAGAACGAATAGTTCTAGAGTGCATTAAGATGTAATCAACTTCACCATCTTTATCTACAACTTTATCCATAGCCTCATCCATTTTTGCAAATGAAAGATTAGAACCATTAGCGGCTGACGCAACTTTTTGACCAGCAGGGCATAAAGAAGCTAAACCTGTGATTTCATTGTTTGCACCTGCACCAACAATCATTTTAGATTGATATTGACGACCAATCTCTTTAGCTTTTGAAGCAACTTGTACAGCTTTTTGATTGTTAATGTTAGAACGAGTAGCTTGAATCAAACCATTTACTTCTGCATCACCTACAAGAGTAGTTAATGAAGTTGTAATTTGAGTGAAAGTTGCTGGTGCTTTACCACCTGCAATTGCAGTTCCAACAGTTGTCCATTGTGCGGCTCCAAGTGCATTCTCTCTGTTATAAGCTAGAGAATTACCTTCAATACCTGCAAATGGTAGAACTTCGTAAAAAGGGTTAACAGTAATAATATTTTCAATCACTCCTGCAACCAACATATCTTCTGATAATTTAGCAGATTCTGCTAATGTAACTGATGCCATGTTATGACTCCTATATAAAAAAATAATGCCCATGTAATACAGGCAGATTAAAAAACATCTACTACTGTATGCCACAGGCAATAAAGTAGGGTCTAACTATCTCCGACAGTTAATATGCGTATTATAAACCTATTTTGCAAACCCCATCTCTAATTTTTGCACAGAAGTTAGATTTTGTTTACTGTTTGCATTTGGTCTACTACCATGTGATGAACCAGCACCATTAGATGATTTAAATAAATGAGGTGCAACATCCATTTGTGCTTTAACCCATTCATTAACTGACATTGGATCAGTTGTACCATGTCCAAATATTGTATTACCTTGATTGTCAGTTGGAACTGCTTTACCATCAACTAATGAAAATACAGTTTTTGACCTTAATAATATATCATCCATACCTGTATCAACAACTCCATTTTTAGTTGCTGAATCACGAACTGCATTATCAATAACTAATGTAGCTAATTGTTCTTGTAAAGATTGATTCACTTCTGTAGTTTTTTCTAATTCTTTATTATGGGTTTCCCTCATTGATTTGGTTTTTTCTTCAAGTAACTCGTCAATCTTACCTGCATCAATAAGTTTCTTTTTATTTAATTCATCTTGTTTAGATAACATATCCTTATATGCATCAACATCAACACCTTCAAATTTACTGGCAAGTGTTTCCATGTCTTTCATAAGTTTAACATTATTTTTTCGGAATTCGTCAACTTTAGTTTGAACCCCTTTGAATTCTTCTTCTGAATATGTAACTTCTTCTTTTGTATCTTCGCTCATACATTACTCCGTAATATAAAAAAAATGACTCTGTCAAAATAATTTTACCACATCTTTATTCACTACACAAAAAAAGGGTAAGACCTCAACCTTACCCTTAAATTTATGATTATTTACAATTTATTAGATTTCTCTATTAAATCGTTATATCTCACTTGATCACTTTTTGACCAATCTTTAAATTCTGAGAAATAACCATTTCCAACTGGTGGTAATTTATTTTGTTTTTCTAAATTACTAATTTCTTTTTCCAGTTGTTTTTTAGTTTCTGCATTTTCTCTTTCGATACATGCATCAAGTTTAGCTGTCAAGATATCTCCTAAACCTTTCCAATCTTTTTCTGTTATATTCATTTTTATCTCCTTAACATAAAGTCAAAATTAACTTTATAGAGATAATTATACGCCTTTTATTCGTTGTGTGTGATCAATTTAAATTTTTCTTTTTATTTCTGCAAGTGTTAATGGGTTGCCTCTTTGGTTAATTAAATCATTAAATCCAATCTTACCAGCTTTCCACAATTTGCGTTTTTCTACTCCAAGCACTTCTATTTGGAATGCTTTTGATTTACCTAATAACCATTCTTCATAATTCTTACCACCTGAAACTTGACCATCCATAGATGCTCTAGTACCTTCGGGTATTTTCTTAAATTTTCTTTTACTACCTAATTCTGCAAAACTTTTAGTTACAGGAACTTGTCTACTTCTACAATTCCAATGTGCAGTAGCACCTGGAAATATTTTATTATGCCCTATCGGTTTATAATTCATATCCCATTGCAATCCATCTAATGCCATACATATTTCTGATGTCCTGTTATCAAATGTAGATGACCATTCAATTGCTTTAATTAAATCTTTGTTTTGTTCGAAGGATGCTACATTTGCTGTATTTGCAACTGTTTGTATAGAACTTCTGACTAAAGCACTTGCACCATTAAATGTAGAATTAAATGCCCCATCTTTATACCGATTTGCTTTTGTTCCTCGTAAAGAAGCTACTATTTGATTTGTAGTTATGCCTTGCATCATACCCATACGCACAGTATCTTCAAATCTACTTTGGAATTGTGAATTTCTTCTCGACCACCATTCTTTTGTTGGTGCACCCTCAATTAAAGTATCAGAGGCAATCGTATTAATCATAGTTTTACTTAAACTTGGATTAACTATAACAACACCTAAAGAAGTATTTATAGAAGAAATGACTTGTAATTCTGATAATTCTGCAACTTCTTTTAAAGTTTGGATTTGAGCATTAGATATTTCTTTATAAGTATCAGTTATTGTTTTCTTTGTTTTGATCAGTAATGCTTTTAAACGATTTTGTTGCGTTTGTTTTCTTAAAGTATCAGCAACTTCTGATTCTCTTAATTCTTTAAGAACTTTTGTTTCTAAAGTTTTTAATTGTTTTAATACTTCATTTTGTACAGTAGCTTCATATCGTTGTATGTCAACAGCAAACCCAACTATTTCATCAAGTATCTTTTCGTTGGTATTCATAATTTAATCTAAATTTAACGCATTTTCAACTATTTGTCCATTTTGTAAATCTATTAAATCTTTTTCATCTTCAATAGTTGTTTCATCTGGTAGGATTTCGCCTTTCTTCATATTGTATAAGAAAGTATCATGACTAATAGCACCTGTTTGCCAAGCACCCATTAATGCAGTTAAATCATCTGATTCAATCTTAGTATCTACAAAGTCTGTATTTAATGCAACTTTTATATCTCCGCTAACGCCTTCCCATTCAGCTAAAATACCTAGTGCTTTAGCAATTCCTTCTTGAACAGATAAAACTGCCCCAACAAGCACAGAGGCTTCGGAGTTCTGTCTTAATCTAATAGATTCTGCTGATTCAATACCTGCTTTTTGCGTTTGTAATAAACTTGCACCAAGACTAGCCATAATGCCACGCTTTTCTTCTACTGCTTTTTCTAATGCTTGTAATCCTTGACCAGTAAATTCAAGATACCCAGCTCTACTTGATGAATCTGGTAATATCCAAGCTGAACCCGAACCAATCCTTAATTCACTTTCAGCATCTATGCCAGTTACATAAGGTGTTGGTAAAGCTGTAAAGTGTCTGCCATGTTCTAAATCAGCACTTGTTCTATACATTGAAAGGTTTGTGTCAACTAATGACAATAAAGGTGGTTGTGTTGGATTAAGGTTTAATTCATTACCACTTAACGCTACAAATGGTATTTCATCTAATGCTTGTCCAACTTTTGTAGGATAAACTTCATCTACTATTGACCAACCATTATTATCACGCCATATTCTAACTAAAAATTTTCCATCTTCATCTATTAACAATTCACGATATTGCACCATATATTCCATTTCATATGGGTCTTGTGAATCATTTTGTAAATAAGTTTCTTTTAAAACAATAACATCATCATTCATCCAATTTGTTATTTGTTCTGTTGTATATCCCGATAAATATGCTCTATCTTCTGTGCGATCAACTAACACACCTTGCCTACCCATAAGTAATTGTTCAGATAACATATTAGATATAAAATCATTAAGACTTACACCTGTACCAGTAATATCTTCAGCTAATTCCATAACTCTATTTGGTGCTTCAATAACTGGGTCAATACGCATTACAGCACCAACTAAACCTTGTACTGTATTTTTTATAGCATTTACATACATTGCTCTTAAAACATAAGAACTATATTCATCTTTATCTTGACTACCAAGTTTAGGCAAATAAACTTCGCCTTTTTCTTTTATTGTGTCTGAACCTAAAAAAGAATCTCTGACTCTTGTCCATTTATCTTTACAATCTATGTATAACGGATGTACGCTTTCGATACTCATTTAAACTCCTGTTACTTTAGCTAATTTTGGTTGACCAAGTTTTTTAATCATAGGTTGCAATGCGTAGCGTAATGCATCAATATAGTGGTTATTAGCATCAATAACTACTGGCAAAACATCTTCTGTTAAACGATCAACCTTATAACTATATCTAACAAACTCCCCTGCAGTTTCTAAACACCTCGAGTGAATGTAAACCATTTTAAAACTTCTTATAAATTCTATACCATCTTGTATACTTCCAGACCATTTATGCACAGATTCTATTCTATAACCTTGTCTTTTAACAAAGCTAATAGATTCGGGTCGTGCACTATCTGCTCTTATTATATGCTGTTTTGCATTTGGAATTTCATCAATTAGTCTGTAGGTATTGTCTAATTCTACCTGACGCCCACCTGATTCATAATCAATATACAAACAACTATCAAAAACATAGCATCTTAATACTGCTGTTGGGTCTTGTGAAAAACCCCAATCTAAACCATAATAAAAAGCTACATCATTGTGAGTTTCGAAATCCTGGACTTTAAATTTATGCCTAAATATTTGTGCTTCAGATGAAGTTTTACATTCTCCTTCCCATACATGCAAATATTCATCATAATCGTATTCTTTCATGTAATCTAATTCTTTTTGCAATTCCATAGAAAAAAACGGATTATCGTCATGATTTGTTTTAACTAGTAGCGTATCTTCTGGTCTGTGATTGTTAATTACAAATTTTTGATAAGTTGGGTCAGTTTCAAGATTAGGATTAAAACTAACCCATATTTCACTTCCCTTTTTTCTAATAGTTGGAATAAGAATTTCCCAACTTTCGTTAGTTATCTTTTGTGCTTCCTCAACCCAACAAATATCTACGCCTTCTAACGATTTAATTTGCATTGGATCATGTCGTAAACCATGAAATATAAATTCAGTTCCATTTATACCCCATATGCCCTCTCTTGTTACTTTGTAATAAGTTCCTAAGCCTAGTTTATCAATGCATTGTTCTAAGAGTTTATGGACTGATTGCTTCATAGAACCTTGTATCTCTCTAGTACAAAGTATTCTAAGTTTTTTTTGACATCCTAAAGTTAATAGAGTTAAAGCAAATGCAGTAGATTTTCCTGCACCTCTGCCACCATAATAGATTTTGTATCTTTTTGGTGCAAATAAAGGTTTATATACCTTTTTTAATTCGACAACTCCTGTAGCTTCCACTAATCAAGGAATTTAACATGTAAATTAAAACTACCTTCAATGTCCATTTCTTGTTTTTCAACATATCCTCTGTTTCTACCAATAGTTTTTAAATAGAAAATAGTACCTGTCATATTCTTATTTCTTATTGCATCCATTAATACAGATTCAGCAAAATCAATGTTTTCTTCTTTGATATTATGGCACTCTTTTTTAAAGGTGTCGAATTTCTCTAAATAGTTATAGTAAGTTTGTCTATTAATATCAGCAGATTTACAGGCGTGTGCTATGTTTCCTGCACTTTTTCTAAATGCCTTTATAAAGTTAGCTTTATTTGTTTCAGTTATTTGTTGTCTTTTGTTTGATTTTGAAGTGTCCATAATTATTTCTCAAGTTTTGTCATTTCCATACATACAGGACATATTACTAATACATCCTCAGTTTCGCTTTCTGATGCACCAATTTCTATATTTAAATCTACATCAAAACTTTCTTTTGTTATATCAAATATCTTATCTAATGTTCCATCAAAGAAATCAAGTGTTTTACTAAATCCAATAATAGACGCAAGTTCATCATCTAATTCAATTTGATTCCATTGTGTTAAATCATGTATTCTATTATCCAACAATCGTAATTCTTTAGCTTTTTCATCACTAAAATCTACTTTTACACAATCTACTTCTTCCCATCCTAATTCAACAATTGCTCTAAATCTTGTATGCCCACTTATAATTACATTTTTATTATCTATAATTAACGGAACTTTAAAACCATATTTTTGTATAGATTTAATTAAAGCTGGTAAAGTTTCATCATTTTTTCTAGGATTACGCCAATACGGAATAATATCTTTAGTTTTTATAGATTGTATATTCATAATTTATCAGCCTCTATACCAAAATTAGCACCACAATGCTCACAAGAAACTTGTATTAAACTATCATTTGCTTGATTTGCCCTATTGACAAAACCAGTTTCAAATTTGTTTTCTTGTTTTTCTATATCAGCATTTGTTACTGCATCGTCAAACATTCCATAACTTGTTTCTAATGCTGTGTTAACTTTTAAATCAAATTCAGATGCTATATGTTGTAACCCTCTTAATTCTGTTACTAATAAATCATCATTCCATTCTGTAATATCTTGTATTTTGTTATCTATTATTCGATATTCTTTATTTTCTTCTTCAGATAAATTAGACACAACACATTCAACATTTTTCCATCCTAATTTTTTAATTGCTTTTAATCTAGCATGACCAGTTACTAAAACATTCTTGTGATCAATTACAATAGGAACAACATAACCATAATCTTCTATTGATTTTGCTAAACGCTCAACTGTTTCATCATTTAATCGAGCATTGTTTTTATATGGTATTAAATCTTTAATTTTCTTTTTTATCGTTTCCATCTCTATGTTCCTTTCTTATGCGTAATTGTTTATCAGTTTCCCATGCTTTTCTATATTCTACATTTGCAAATAATTTAGAAAATCCAGTTAAATGTTTTAACCTAACTATTTCTTCAGCTTCCATTCCTAATTCTTTACATATTTCAGTATCACTCATTCCGTTATCAAGCATTTTAAATACCATATCACTCATACCTGTTACAGAATGCTTTCCTCTTGCCCTATTGTGTCTAACTGTAGAAGCCATACGATCATTAATATCTTTTTCTATAACAACTACTGGGATTTTGTTATTACACATAGAATTGATGTCTTTATTAATCTTACAACAGGTGTATCTATGAAAACCATCTACAATTACATATTTGTTTTTGTCATTATCATAAAAAGTAACTATAGGTTGTGTATAACCATCAGCAAGTATTGAAGTTTGTAATAATTTTAATTCTGTTTTAGCTACAGAATTTGGGTTGTAATCATTTGCTTCAACATTATCTAAACTAACCCATTTAACACTATCAATTGGCATTTTTATTTTAGACATACATCTCCTTTGGTACTCCAGATTTAATTTCTTTTCTATTATTTGCAACTCTGTAATTATCTAATAAAGTAAAGTGATAATCATTTTTAATAATTGTTGTAATACAAACTCTGTAATATCTTTTTAAATGTCCAAATCTATTATCAAAATTCTTAAATTTTTTAATTATTTTTATTTTGCCTTTACCTTCTGGCAACATATTATCTACAAGGTAATCTCTGTATTCATTCCAACTATGAAACATAAATGGTAATTCCTGGGGGCAACCTAAATCATCTCCAAATTTACCTTCTGTATCAATTCCATGTAATCTTTGAGTTAATTTTTGCCATGTATCTTTTTCTACTTCTTGTAGATATTTAAGATTTGCTACAGAAGTTTCATGGCATAAACTAGAAACTCTCATTTTTAATATTGGAACACCCCAACTAAATTGTTGATCATACACCACATTATATTTCCAATTGTTATCGTGTATTGCTTTCCAAACATCTGTATAACTCCAATCGTAAATTGGATAAAAAGTATATTTATGCTTAATTTTGTCTAATGCTTTGCCCCATGTTTCACCCTTATAGGTTACTTGTCCAGTTAGAGAAAGTAGTCTTGCTGGACTTTCTTCGGCTCTTACACCCCCAATATTTGCACTTCTAGGTGGAAAATCTGTAAGTAATATTTTTGTAAACATTTCCTTAAAGCGATCAGTTCCATATTTATTTTCTGTAATTGCATATGGTACTTTTTTACGCATCCATAAATGTTCTTTATCTTTATCCCAACATTGAATCCATGGGTCTTGTGAAGATGTGGCATTAAATATCTTCATAGGCATTTGAAACCACATAGGTTTAACTTCTTTCATTTCCATGATTTCAGTTACTAAATCAATAGTAGCTTCAAATTCTGCTTCTTGGTCTAAAAACAAAACTTTTAATGGCAATCGGTTTCTTTCTTTAGCTACAATTAATGTTAATTGAAAAACAATTACTGAATCTTTACCACCACTATATGAAACAACAATATCGTCAAATTCATCATACAACCATCTTATTCTATCTAATGCAACTTCAAAAACATTTTCATTTCTATAAAATCTCATAATTCAAGACTCGTAAAAATTAAATAATTATTTAAATAATAAATATTAGCACCTGACATCCATTTATCATCAAATTCATATTCGTTAATATTGTAATGTTCAGTTTTATTTCCAGCTTTATCGTAAGTTACAGGTTTGTAATTATCGTTATAAAACATAAAATAAAATTCACCATGAAAATGCTGTAAGTATTCTTTAAAATAAACAGGGTCCACATAACTAATAGAACCATATAAAGAAATTAATATATCTCTATTGTTTAACCAATGGAAATCTTCAAAGGGCGTTTTAAAAACTATAGATTTTTCAAACTTTTTAGTAAGTTGAGCTAACATTCTTATAGATGGGTCTATACCAATATAATCATCAATATAATACATTTCTAATAAAAGACCTGTACCACATCCTATATCTAAGACACGTTTATTGCCCCATTGTAACAATGGAATTAAATGTTCTTTAACTTTAGCATCTTCTTCCTTAGATGCCTCATCTTGGAAGAATGTATCGTATTGCTCTGCAATGCTATCGTAAAAATCCTCTGAATTCATACAATCTCTTTTCTGTTTATAAGTATCGTTTTAGATATTGGTGCACCCATAGTCCAATAAGAATGTCCATCAATATCTAACAAGGTGTAATTCCACCCCCGATATTTTGTATTATATCCGAACTGCCGAATGTATATTACGAAAATATCAAAATCTAATTCGCCTTGCCAATTTTCACGCAGTGCATACCAATGTGGATTCTTTGGCATTGTTTTAGCAAAACGCCAAACATTTTGATCAATTGCTTTTTTAAGAGTTGCCTTAGTTATTTTAGACATTTACCCCTACCAACGACAAGGCAAGGGTAAAGAAAGTTGCTATATGAAAGAATATGAAAGCCTAAAAAGGTACTTTATCTTCAAATTCTTCTACATTTGATTCAGTAACAGAATCTATTGCATTTGCAACATATGGTAAAGTTACTTTTCCAGCTAACATTTTAGAGCCTGTGCTAGTAACTTTATATTGATCAGTAAAACTTCCTGTAGCTTCGTCATATACCATTTTAAAATACAATGCTATTTCTACATCTTTGCCATCAACATTTACTTTAAGTTTGAGTATCGGTTTTCTTTGTGCTTGTAAATTTTCAACACCTGCTTTTGCAAACAGTCCATTTTCAACATAAGCTATTGCTTTGTTTGTATTATCGTAGTTCATTTTTTTCTCCTTGCTTTAGATATATAAGAATAGCCTTTGGTTACAAGACTGCCTAATTGTTCAACTGATATCTTCGTTTCTATTTTTGTTTTTGAAGATGCAGGCAACCACCCAATATCAGTTTGAAGTCTGTTAATTATTTTTGATGTAAATATTTCGCCATGAAATGCTTGGCAATGAGCAACTGTGTAACCTTGTATAGTTGACCATTTTAGTATGTTATTATCATTTGTTACCCAACCTCGTCTTGATTGAGCATGGGCAATTGTCCAACCCATTTGGTTTTTTAATCTAAGTATTTCTATTTTGTTTGTGAACCTATCTTTTGGCATAAGTGATGGGTCTGTTAAATGTTCTAAGAATTGTTCATATGTAATCATTCTATATCCTGTAATAGTGGTTGCTTAGGGCAACCAATCCCCCATAAGACCTAACGAGGTAAAGGAGATAAGGAATGAATAACCTTAACTGAAACCCCGAATACCGATTGGGCATCAGTAATTTTTTTTATAAAGTTGCTTCTGTATTGTCAAACAATTGTGAATGATAATCTATCACAGGTATTAAATAATCAGTACCATCAGCTTCTTCATAAACATTTGTGGCTAATTCTAAATTGCCAGTTTTCTTCGCCCTATCTAAATCACTTTTTAATTTTACCACATGATCACTTCGTTTTTGGCTTGGTGTTTTAGGTTTCATGCCTATAGCTACATTTCCATCATCATCAGCATCAACACCTATAGCTTCAAGAGATAGCATACTTATAATTCCGTATCTCCGAGCATATGTCACACACGCCCCTAGGGTTTGCATGTTTTCTTTTCCTTGAGGCATTACTAATCTTACAGAACTTGATAAGCCTTCAGATGGATTATGTGCCATTGATATATTAGTTTGTAACACATCAAAACCATCTTGAATTTGCACACTTTGAACTAATACAATTCCTAAATCATTTAATGTAGGTTGTATAGTTTTAAGTACATTGTTAATATCAGCATATTCAGAATTAGCATAAAAAGAATTTTTAGAATCTTTTACAACTTTTAATTCTCTTTTTTTAAATTCTAGTAATGCTTCAGATAAAGTTAAATTTTTAGTAGTCATTTTGTTTTCTCCATTAAGGTTTGTAAAATTGTTTTTTTGCATAATTTATACATAGCTGGATGGCTAATTGCACCAGTATGTGGATTGACAACATCTATATAAGTCGTTTCTATATAGTATTTGCTTTTAGTTAATTTTTGTTTTTCTCGTATTTTAAAAATACAATTACTTAATCGGTATACACCACATTTTTCCATAGCTTCTTTACCAGTTATAGAGCCATAATCATGTAACCATTTTTCAATTATTATTTTTTGACTAAGCATTATCATCTCCTATTAAACAACATTGTTCCATTGCATATGTTAATTGCTCATAAACTCTTTGTTGGTTTCCTTTTAAATCCCAACGCTTTTTTATGATCGTATAACAACTTCTACCACAACTTAATTTCATGCCTTTCATTTCTAATAAAAGACCTGTTCTTAGCGTGTGTAATTGTGCTATATGAATATCATCATAGTAATCTTTTTTATAATCAAGTATCATTTTCATCTCCTAAAGTTATTTTAGTAATTCCTGCTTTGCGTTCTTTATATTCATCATACAAAGCATCATTGCGTATTTCTTCCATATCTATACGCTGTTGTTCTTGCCAATTAACAAGCAAATAGCAATTTGTATTTTCATCAAATACAATTTTGCCATCTTCATACATTTGTATGATTTCTTGACCTATTTTGCTCATCTTAACCATCCTTGCATGTGAACTACATAAGGAATGTAACCAACACAAATACCTAACAAAAACCACCACCTACCCCTTAACGGAGTAATAGCTTTTTCATAAGGAATTGGTTTAATATTGTGAAAAGCATATTTTTGATTGTATTTAACTATGCCTTTTTCCCATAACCATTTGTTAGTTTTACGCCTTGCTTCTAAGATAAATCTAAACATATAATTCTCCTAATTTTTGGTCATATAGCTTAATTGCTATAAAGATTATTATACGCTCTTTATTCGTACAGTTTGACTTTTTTATTAATTAAATTTAGATGGTATTCTTGCGTTCCGTAAACTTCTTCCCATACTCTCATCCCTAAATGATGTATGCCTTGTGAACCTCTATGATGGTCTACACATAAAGGTATTGTGTTTTGATCAATTGCTTTTTTTCCTAAACTAGAATATTTATATCCTATAAGATGATGTATTTCAGCGGGTCGCATACAAATACAACAACCATATTCAGCTAAGGTTTCAAATCTAATTTTGCGTTCTTTTTTAGTCATAACCTATTGCTGTGTTGTAATACCATTGGAACGCATAATACTGCTATAGGTTAATAAAATGTTTCTAATTTAACAACTGTTAAAGCTAATTCTTCAGCTGTGTAAGTAGTTAATATTTTTTCTAAAATAACATTTGCTGTTTTGTCATACAATTTTCCAAATTCTTCTTCATCCATATTTGCAAAAGCAATAGATTGTGCTTCTATTCTTACAGAACCATCTACACGATACACAGCAATATATCTTCCTGCCATAATAATAATATCTTTACGAAATCTATCAAATGATTTTTCTGGAACTACATTTTTCCATCTTGCATCTTCAAGATTAGATGGTTTCCAATGATCATATGCAAATTTAACTAAAGCAAACCATTTTTTATGGAATTTGTAATTTCTTGGTTTTATAAAATCAGCAGTAATTACATCATTTCTAATTAATTTACCAACAAAAGTTTCTGATTCTTCATCGCAAGGAACAAGCACTCCAGATTTTGCACCTTGCGTTTCATATTTTTGTAAAGTAATTTTCATGTTGTTCTCATGTGCATCATAGCTTCATAATTATTCATATCGGCATTTGCCATATAATATTTTTTAGCTTCGTATTGAATATAAGATGGAATATCTGTCCAACCAACACCTTGAGGTGGGTGGTCTTTAAAGAACGTCATTTTAGAATCGTGATTTGCTTGTTGCCATTGTCCATACCAATCTATTTGTACATTTATATTATGTGCCAATTTTTTAATCTCCTCATTATTTTCGGGTGCTAAACCTCTCATTGTTTTAATTACTTGTGCAGGTAAAGGTGGATGAGCCAAACCCATATCGTAATGTTGGTTTAATGCTCTATTCCAGCTATTTTGTTGATGCACTGTTAGTCTTGCTAGTTGATCAGATAAATCGTTAATTGTAGCTACCTTGTCGGCCTTGCTACGAACAAAATAACCATAGTTTCTTTCACACCAATAAGCAATCTCAGTTGCTATTTGTATGCAATCCATTTGATTATTGTCTATATCGTTATTTGCGTACATTTTTTCTATCCATTACAGCTTTATGTATATTAGCATAACTATCTACAGGTGATTCTGTCTTTATTCTTGACAACCAAGAATTAACAAATCGGGGCATACCCCTTGCTGTTTTTCGTTTAGATGGATTTGCTAATAACCAAGTTCTCATTTTTGTTAATTCATCGTGCAAATTAACAAGTGGGTAAGTTATTTTTAATTCGTTTAAAAAATCAAAGTCTAATATTACTTCATTGCCATTTTCTTTTAATGGCAACCCAACATTTACATTTACATTATTATTAACATTAGCATTAACATTATCATTAGGTTCTTGTTTGGTTATCCTTAGGTTATTAGATTTATAACCTGTGGTTATCTCTTGGTTATCCTTAGGTTCTTGTTTGCTTTCGTTTTGCTTTGGGTTAGCTTTATTACCACGACCACCTAATTTACCATTTAAGTATTTTCTGTGATTTGCTTCTAATTGTGGTTTGATCAAATGCCACATAGCTTTTGGTAAATGTTCTAATTTAATTTCTTTATGATTTAATCCAAATTCAAATATAGCATCGTATATTTGTAATCGGTCTTTATCTTCTAATTCTGATATTGCTAGATGGAAACTTCTGTATACAATAAATGAATCTTTCATTGCTTCTCCTCATTTTTGGTAGTGGATAAAAAAGGGGTAAAAACCCCTTAGTTATATTTTTATTATACACAAGAACTACGCCATTATTTCGTTATATGCTTTTGGTATTTTTGCGTAATCTATGCTTTCTATTTTAAATACTGCATCTAAATAAACTTCTTTGCATGAATGTCCAGCTTCATATTTTTGCCACATTCTAATACCAACTCCAAGTCTATTTGCACATTCTTTTTGGGTCAAACCAAAATGGTTTCTAATTTGTTTAATTTGATCACCCGTCATATTTGATTTTTTCATCTTCTACTATGTCCTTTTCATTTATAAAATATAAAGTTACATTAGAACCATCATGACTTGTAAATTGCCATTCCATAGCACCTCTGTAACCACCTGCTATATCCAAAAGTGCTTTACCATCTGCTTCATTAATAGGAACAGTAACATGATGGTCTCCTTCGGGTATAAAAACAAACTCTGTATCTTCAATAGCCATAATAATTCTCCTAAATAAGAACTATTATAAACTTTTTATTTTGGTTTTATCTTCCAAGATTCCCATATCGCATTCCACAAATCATCTGTATAATCCCACTCCAATTCTTGTTCATTGTGTCCGTTAAAATATGGAACAAAACTTTTTGCAATTTCTTTTAAATGTACAACATTTTCTACGATCAATTTAACATTTCTTTCATTAAAAACAACTGTTCCAGTTTTTTCATCAACAACATGCTCAAATTCAATTAATTGACTTTCAACTTCTGAACAAAATTCTTTCCAAGCCATTTCGTTAATTTCTTCATCATCTGGGTATTGCATATATTCTCCTTAAATTAATGTGCCAGTTTTTCCACATAGCAAGGTGGTAAGGAATTAAGCCTGTATATATCCTAAAGTTGTAGCTTCTTTTGTATATTCCATAATTGTTTTGTCAGCTTCAAAATGTAAATCTCGTTCGACAGGTAAACCGAAAGGTGCAAATTTTAATGCTGTCAATTCATCCATACTTACATAACCTAATTCTGGACATTGCATTCCTAAATCACACAAACCAAAAGCAACATTAGTTTTTGGGTCTAGTTCTGTAAGTAACCAAGTACAAGCTGAACCACCAAATAATTTTAATACAGGTTTTAAATCTGCACCATTACCATGCTTGTAATTGTGATGTAACGCTTTTGTAATTTTATCCGTTAATATTTTCATTTTTATCTCCTATTTATGAAATCAAAATTGACCTCATAAAAAGAATTATACGCCCATTATTCGTCTGTATATACTTATTTATACAAATAAATTATAATGAGAACTATGAATGATGTAGAACACCAAATTCAAAAAGGTATAGCACAATATTTAGATTTGCGTAAATTGTGTTGGTGGGCAGTTCCTAATGGTGGCAGAAGAAACATAACAGTAGCTAAAAAATTAAAAGCTGAAGGAGTAAAGTCAGGCATTCCTGATATAACCTTAATTTATAATGGCAAATATTATGGAATAGAAGTTAAGAAACCTAAAACTACTACGCCTAAAGGAACACTTAGTTCTAATCAAAAAGCAAGAATAGACGAAATCAAGTCATATGGAGGCGTTGTTGGTGTAGTCTACTCAGTACCAGATTTAATAGAAATGTTGGAAAAATGGGGTATTAGGTAAGCTCTGTACCCCAAACATTGGCACGACCATCAACTATATCTATAACTTCTACTTGGAAATTACCATTTTTGTACCAAGTAACAATGCCAAAAGCATGATTCCAATTATGTAATCTACCTTTTAACCATGTGTTTTGTTGAGGTGACATATCTTTTAAACATCCCATTGCCCAAGAACTAATGTTGCCATCTAATAACCTGGTGGTTGAGTATCTAGCTACATCATGCACATGACCATACATAATATTAGTACCATAAGAATCTAAATGTTTTTTTGCGTGATTTTGACCAGTGTATGCACCATGCGTAAATGATAATTTGCCTATTGTTAAAACATCATTATAAATACGATACTCATAACCTCTTTCTTTCCAACGACAAGCATTTCTAAAGGTGTAATCAGTTAAATATGGATGGTATTCAACAAAACTATCTAGCCATTCATCATGATTACCTGCCAATATGTATCGTTCTTTACATCCAACTTCATCTAAAACTTTATCAAAACGATCAATTTGTTTATTAACTGCTCTTATTTCTTTATCTATTTCTGGTAATTGATATTCTAATGGTGGTTGTTTTCGTCTTTTATATCTATGGCTAGATACAGAACTCCATTCACCAACATCACCTAAATTAATAAATATGTTTGGTTTAATTAATTGAATTGCTTGAAGTGTAACCTTGACTGCTCTTGAGTCGTGGATTGGAAAATGCTGGTCTGGTATTACAATCGCTCTTTTTGTGATCATCTACGAGAAGTTATACTTGAGCCAAAATACATGCCCACTACTGAAAGTATAGCATGACCTAACCAATCGGGAGTAACTATACCTTCCAATTCGACCCATGTTGTAATATCTTTTGTAAAATCTAAGAATAATAATTTAAAACCTTCAGTTGATATAACTGGTATTTGTGTTGTAACATTAAAGATTGCTGGTGCAAGTAATATAAAACCAGCCATTGCCATAAAACTAATCACCAAGAATCGCCTTATCCAATTTGCATTAGGATTTACAAATGCTCTAGCACTCTCAACACTTTTTTCTGATTCTTGAAATCTTGTTATTAATGCTTTTTGTTGTTCAGCTTTATCTGCATTTGTTTGAGACCACATTTTCATGACAGCACCACCCACAGTTGAAAACAACATAGTGATTACTTCTGTGGGGATGCCAAACAATTTACTGTAACCAGTTTATTAAAAAACCTACAACTACAATAACAGCAAATACAATTAAACTTGTTTTGCCTTTTGCTCTTTGTTTCATTTCATCAAGACTGTACATAAAACCCCCATTTTATTTATTGCATGATTTTCAGAACAGATAATAAACCTAATTCCGAAAAGGCATAATACCCGACAGCACCATAAAAAGTCCATCTTATTTGGTTTAGCGTGTGCATAATAGCATTTAATTTCACATTAGTATCTTCTAACTTATTGAATAATTTAGAAATTTGTGAACTATGCTTATCAACTTTATGCTCAAGCATTTCAATTCTGTTATCCACGCTTTTTCTTCTTTTTGCCTTTACCTTTTGTATTTTTATAAGGTGTTTTGTTATAAGCCATGTTATTTCTCCTATTTATTAAGTCCTACTGCACTACCTGTTAAAATTGCTCCAAATGCCAAGTGGAATAAACCACCATTCATAAGAGTAAATGGATTGTGTTGTGCTGTAAGTTTTTTCATCAATTCCATTTGTACAATTGTTTCTTCTGTTGAGTTAATTATAATCATAAATTCACTAATATCTGGTCTATTCAGTCCGTACCATACAGGCACAAACAAAAAATCATAAAAACAAATTAACAGATATAAAATTAAAGCAGTCCATCTCCACCGCATTGTACTGATTTGAGCATCTGTCATTTATATACAAGGTGGTGTACACCTTACAGCTTCAACACCTAGCCAAATAGCCACGATAAATGCAAAGATAACACAACCTATGAATATAGCTAAACCTTTCGTCATGACAAATCTATGCCCCTATCTTTAGTTTGTTTAATTTTCTTTGGTTTGTTTTTTCCATTTTCGTGTGTTAAATATTCTACTTGTATCATTAATCCTCTAATAACTTGAATAACTTGATTCATATCTTGCTTTAGCATTTGTTGACTAAAAATAATTTCTTCAGAATTATTCTGTTTAAACTGTTCTTGTAACAATACAAAACGATTATTCATATAGCCAAAAGCAGATGCTTGAGTAATTACAAGTATAAAAATAATTATCCAGAATTTTTTATTCATTAGGATTCTAGTGCGGTTATACGAGCCTCTAACTCTTGTATTGTTTTAACTAATAAAGGTACAAGTTTGCTTTGGTCTATGCCTTGTGCAACTATTCTTGTTTGCTCATTACCTTCATTATTTGTGTATGTTTCAGTAGCATCTTTTGCACCACTAATAGCTTCAGGAACTATGCTTGATACTTCGTGTGCTATAAAGCCATCAACAAGAGTATTAGTGTCATCTGCTATAAAATTAAATCTAGCTGGTTTGAGTTGTTTAAGTCTTGTTGTAGCATCCCAAGTGTAATCTACATTTTCTTTTAAGCGATAGTCTGAGGATGTGTTATATTGTGTAGCTGATAAAGTAGTCTGAATAGTTCCAACTCTACTACCATTTCTTTGAAAATCAATTGCTATAGTTCCATAATTGCCTCCATACATATCTTGCATTTCTATGCCATCAGAGCCATTCCAGCCATCATACTTAATGTGTACTTTACCATTCGGAGCGTCAGTTCCAAAACCAAACTTTGCACCACTAGAAGATGTAGTACTTGGGCAATGAATACTACCATTACTTGTAATTCTCATTCTTTCTGTACTACCTACATCAAAAGCCATATAACCACTATCACCCTCAATGTGTGTTGCAGAACCGCCAAATTGCATTTCTTGACTATTATTTAATCTTAAATGTCCAGTTACTTTAGCGCCTTCACTAGTTGTTTCTAATTTTTTAACATTATTATGGTAAAGGTCTACTGAACCACCATTATTAAATTTTGCAGAATCCTTACTAGAATCAGCATTTCTAATTGTTACTTCATCTCCTCGTATAAGAAATCTTCGAGTAGTAACTGTTTCTGCAATATGAGAATCAGTACCATCGTGATATATCTGTAAATCAGCACCTGTGCCAACTAATATTTTTTGATTGTCTGGCCAAAGCACATTGCCACCAAATTCAGCACCAGCATTAAATGTTGCGACACCACCATCTGACATATCAAGTGTAAGAGCAGTTATAGTTGAACCACCATCATTGCCCCTAAATTGTATATCTGCG